TTATTGCCGCTATATCTGGTATACTTATGTCAGAAGTTAGAATATTAACCACTTCTCTTTTAGCTGTCAAAACCTGTTGTAAATCCATTTCAAAAGCGCACCCGTCGGCAACATCTGCTGTATGTTTATTTTCAAAATTTGTGATTATGAAATTCCATAATGTTTGGATACCATAATATTGATCTACCACGCCTTGGATACAATACCGTCTTAATAAATCTAACTGTTGTTGTGGATAATTCCCTTGTCCTGTTATAATCCCCGACAAATGTATTGTAATTGGCTTGTTTTGGAAATGATCCGTTATAACAGAACCATCTTCAAGGGGTTTGTCTGTTACATCATTGCTGTATGTATAGGTTTCTTCTTCTACAACCGTAAAGACTACATCTTTAAACCTAGCTTTCTGGCTTACAAGTGATTTTGCCTTTTCGGCCACTTCTTCGGTTATAATACTTAAGTTTTTTAAAAGATCTGTAGTAAAATCAGCCATAACACACCTCCTAAAGTCCCATCTGAATTTTTAGATCTGCCATTTTATCGTCAAATAATGGCCCAAAATGTTTTTTTAGAACTCTTAAAACTTCATCTGCTGTAGCTCTTGGGTTTTTAGATTCATGGATATGTATAACAACACTAGGGCTTAATTGTGTTGAGACATTGTTACTAGTTGCATATGGAGTTTGAGAAGCAACGCTTATTTTATCATTAGGGGTTACTGTTTCTCCGCCTTTCATCCAAACAAGTTCTGGACCTTTTTCTCCCACAAGATGTACACCGGGGGTAGCGTTTCTTGTTCCCTCCTCATAGCCCACGTATGCTCCACCAGCTAATTGTGAACGAATTCCGGGTACATTTGCTATACTTCCATATCTGCCTATCATATACCTTATGGAGGATACTGCATTATGGATAGGGTTCCATATATCATTCATTCCTGGAAGCGCCCAACGGTTGAAAGTTTCATCTATCATCTGCATAAGGCCCTTAGATGGATGCCCTGCGGCGGCGTTG